TTACTATGCTGTCAATTGAGTTATCATCAAGTTCTTTTAATGTTTCAAGACAATCACCTTGTATAATTTTATTTATCTCTAACATTGCAACCCCCTATTTAGGATGGGGAGAGAAATAGGCTCTCCCCAAAATTATAAACTATATTTATTATATCATATCCATAAATAAAAGATAGCACATGTTATTTAGTTTCATTGTAAATATCGCCCATAGCCTTTTGTTGTATGCTTTGTTCCTCAAGAATTTCAGCCATCATCTTTTCAGGGTCTTCAACGCCAAGTTTATCCATTTCAGCCCGTGTTGAACTCAAACTTGCTGATATCTTCTGTATCGCAATTTCAACCTCTTCCTTTTCATTAGCAGGAACAGGCATTCTGGTTATTATCTCAACATCAACATCTTCAGGATAAGAATAGGCTTCATAAACTGACCTCATCTTCAGGCTGTCTTTATACATTTGAGCCAATTTAGGCTTCCAGATAGTATTTTTTGTGTTGGTTTTGGAAATCATGGAGGCATACATTAATTTTAGTGCCACCCCGCTAAGATTGCCAAGCTTTGATATTGTCTCAGGGTTAATCTGAATAACACTTGATAATTCAAACATTAAATTTTTTAGGTTATCTATATGATTTTTGAGGGTATCGGTGTAAGCAAATTTAGATTCCAGTTTAAATATTTCAGATTTTACATCTCCTATTCCAGCACTCACTAAATTCCAGACTGCTCCAGATTTTGTCTTAGGCTGCCTCTTTTGACCCTTGGCGTCCATAAACTGTTTCATATTTAACATTATTGTTATTGCAAACATCTCAAATCTTAGCGCATCAGATGAGTCTGAATACTTTCCATTCAACTCATCGATTATCGGTATTAAGTCAATCAGCTCTGAATATCCGAATGTCATACCTAGCGCTGGATTATTAGGAATAATATATACTGGCATAAAATCAAGGTAATTCTTGCCCCTACCTAAAAATATCGGAGCTTGGATAACCTCTTCTATTTTGAGATTCATTTTCACATTGTAAATAGCTTCTTGAAATAGACATCTACCGTCAATCATCTCAAACGTCTGCTTCCATATAAGGTCTTCACTCTTGAAAGCTACAAAATGAACTTTGGTTAATTTCTCATAATCATCAAATTCAGTTATCGGGAAACACTCAATTCTTGGACGAGGCATAAACTTTATTCCTGTTAAATCATCGTGGCCCATTTTAAAAATTACTCCGCCAGAGGTATTGCATTCCTTGGCCGCCTGTTGAAGTTTGAGATTCATATTATTCTTTCGATGGATAGCGTATAAATCCTTCTCAACTGCGTCCGCTTTCTTCTCATTGGCTTTCTTCTCTGTGCTTACCGCAATATCGATGGGCTTTTCAAACTGCCAGCCAGCCAGCTTGTCAATAATATAACGACTGTAGTTAATAGGAATTTGTGCTGGCTTCCTTTCGTTAGTCTGCTTAAATTCTGGATACTTGAGTTCGATATATTTAAAAACATTATTCTCGTAGTAATCCGAATACATAATTAATCTGTTTAGCTGTTCAACCTGTGCTTCTGTGAATATAGAATATGACGTGTTGGTTGCGTTGGGGTTAATTAATTCAATTATCTTGCGTAAATCTACCATAAATATTTCCTTAAATTTCAGTTATTTCAGTTATTAAGCATTCCTTAATATGTGATATACTATCAACGGAAATTAAAATCTTCAAGTCTCGATGAGCCCGTGACATCTAATTTTGAATAGGATCCGTACCTCATGGAGTCACAAAAATGGTCAAAAAATTTTACGGGTTCTTCCATTACGTGATTGTCCTTATCCTTGCGTCTGCTGTAGCCTTGTAATTCTTTGATACCGTTAATACTACTTGCGGTGATACCCAGCATATGCTGTTTACAAAAGTCAATCCCAGTTGTTACATCCTTACGTGCTTTATGAATATTGAAATCTTCATGATAAAACTCACTAATTCTATCAGGCTCTGAGTGATCTGCATATATTTCTCTATAACGAACATCTTCAGGAATAAGTTTTTTAGTCCGCGCTATAAGTTCAGAGTTGGTGAGCTTATTCTGGTATAATAATTCATTAACAATAAAGTCATTCTCTATCCAATTAATTTCAGTTAAGCAAGACGGGTTGGAAAATCCAAAGTCCAAACCGTATGTTATCTCATCAACTTTTTTGCCATCGATAAACTTAGTCCCATCTATAAACTCAACCTTGCTAAAAGTATTCCACTTGCCGTAAATGATATTTTCAAGAACACCCCATTCACCAAGTGTATAGATCTTGTGTAAGTTCTCATCAACATTAATAAGGGCTTCAAGTCCTCTTATCTGCCGTTCAGGGATAAACTCTAAATTATCCTTATAGGTAGATACATTCTCACCTATATTATAATTACCACTATCAATTAATTTACGTTTTATCCAGTGAAGTGCAGAAGTAGGGTTAAAACTTAAATATATTTGCCCTGAACATCTTAGGTTAAATTGGTAAAAGTCATCCTCATTGAAATCAGTTGCTTCCTCAAGCCAGACGTCATCAGTATTCAAAGACTTGATCTTCTCAGGGTCATCTACTGATAAGAAGTACAATGTATTGCTTCCCCAGGTAAGCTCTAAGTCTGATTTATTTAGCTTATAATCTATCGGGGTATCAAAACCATATTCTTTTATCAAGTCCATTACCAGCCTGTAAGCTGTTTTCTTTAATGCTGGTAATGTCTTACGTGCTATTACAAATGTCTTGTTCTCAGCTTTTTGTAGTTTTTCAAGTATAAAAAATTGTGCCATTGAATGGCTCTTTGAACTTCCACGTCCACCCCGAAGGATGTTAATTTCAGCTTTAGATTGTTCTAGCCAATCATAAACATTAGTTACTTTTACTTTGTAATTGTTTGTTGTTTCCAATATGTTCAATTATAATTTTTCTTCCTTCTGGTATGTCATGTTCTATCTTTTGCATATCAGGTATAAACTTCTTTAATACGGAACTTGCCATCATCGGATTTACAAAACACCATTTTGCTAATTGCTCCCAATAAGTTATGCCTGCTTTTTTGGCTTCTTTTGTTAAGGCTTCCTCAAGTAAAATTAAATAATTCTTAGTTCCTTTTCCCCTATGCCCCTTAGGAATATTGCCCTCTGTAAATCTTCCTTTTTCATCTCTGTCCACTATTTCACCGCTATTAAGCGGTTTTTCGTTATCCATTTTGTATCACACTCTTCAATGCCCTGTTGGTTTCAACGATAGCCGATTTATAAGATTTCAATTGTTCGCACTTAATCCGCCACTCGCCTAGCTTTCCTGTAGCATCGAATAAATCCTTTTCTAAGTCTATTAATAAATTTGTATTTTCTAATATTATTCTTTGTGCTGCATGGACATTCAGCTCTTGGATTTCCTGTGCTGTTAATCTATTTAACTTAATTTCCATAATTTTGCTTATATTTTACCCTATATTTTAATTATAACATACTTGATAAGGTTTTTATAACCTATTTAGAAAAAAACTTTTTAAGCCATCTTAGATTTTGACTAACTGCTGGTTGACTTATCCTCAAAACATCTGCAATCTGCCATTCCCGATATCCTAACGCCCCGTAAATAAAGCATAATCTTTTATTCATATTTCTTACCCTTTCAATTTCTCTTGAAGCATCAACAAAATTGCAAATGACATCTTCGAACCCAGCCTCTGAATTATACCCGCTCCCGGTAGAAAAATTATTATTAAACTTTTGTGAACTTGCCTCAACCATTTCTGAATAATCCCTAAGAGCCTGGACAATATCATCATAATCCATAACCACCCCTTTCTGGCTTAGCCCTCATCAGTCTATCAAGTTCATCAAAACTATATGATTGTGCTGATTTAAGCCTATTTGGATGCCAATGAGTGTTAAATATATTATTCAGCTTTGCCAAATCATTTGGCTTAAGCAAATTTATTAATGGTAACCCTGATTTATCTTTTGTATATTTCATTATTCCCACCTAACACCATTATAGATTACTGTTATAAAATTGCAAAATAATATCTTCTGAAACGCTCATCATCATCTCTTCTTTTCTAATTCTTTGTCTAATTTTTCAAGTTCATCATCCATCTTAGACGTTATCCTAATATACCAATTCCATTGTTCTTGGTTTAAACTTTCAAGCCATTTCTTTTTTTTAATATATTCTCTTTGTGAATATCCTAATCTTCTACCACAATATGGACACTCCCGCATTATTCCGCTTGCATTTCTGACAAAAACTGAATGAGCTTCGATATATGCTAAAAATACTTCTTTTTGCTCATCTGTCATGTCTTTCCATGTTCCCCCTTTACAACCCCCAGCAATTTTATTTATTTCCATTATTCCTCTACCTCCAATTCCTTTATATGGCTTACTAACCACTTTTCTATTTTTTTATTTATTTTTTCTGCTACTGACTTTACTAACCATGCTGCTAACCATGCTGCTGATTGTGCTGATTGTTGTGCTGCAGACCATGCTGCTGTCCATGTTGCTGTCCATGCTGCTGATTGTGCTGCTGACTTTACTAACCATGCTGCCTCTGCTGCTGACTCCACTGACCTTGCTACTAACTTTGCTGCTGACCTATTTTCTTCATTGTCATTTTTTAACACCTTTTTGGCAGCCTCTATTGCTTTTCTTGGCCTATCATCGTCTGGATATTCTTTTTTATAATTTTTGATAACCAACTCTGCACTAAATATTGCCAATGCTACACTGTCTTTTTTAATCCATTTGTAAGCCTTAGTTATTCTCATCTCTTGCCATACTTCTTTATTATACTGGCTATCAAAATTTCCCCTTGTTTCTACTTCTGCAAGTATCTCCCCTTGAACATAACCCATGGCATCAAGTATTTTATTAGAACAGTGGAAACCCTTATTACACATATCTAACTTTTCTTCTTTATACCATTTACCAACTTCCCATTTTTTGTTTCCATTATAGGATTTAATATTGTTTTCAACTAACCTTAAAAATTTATATTTCATTATTCCTCCCCTCTTTCAATAGGCTCAATCCCCAGCTTACATATGGCATCTATAATATTTTTCTCCTTTGACATTGTGTATCTTTTTTCTTCTTCATAATCAAAACTATCTGGCAATTCTTCATCAAATATCTTTTCAACTTCTCCCCTATCCAATGTTTTTATAGAGGATAATTGCTTCTGTAATCTAACACAGTCCTGTTGTGTAGATAACAACAATGAAGCTACATGTTTAAGTTCAGAAATCTCTTCATATTCATCATTCCCTACCTCCAGTATAAGTTTTACTTTTTTGCCTTTAAGATTGAATAAAGCATCTTGTAGCATAGATTCGCTGGTATGAAGATTATCCTTATTGTCTATTTCCATATCTCCAAGAGTACTCCAATCATATACAATCCCCTTAGTTAATATTATCCTATTCATCTTTTATCTCCTTTTTTATTATCTTTGTGTTTTGTTAGCTCCTCTATTTTTTTATTTATCATTTCTAATCTTTCTGGGTATTATTATTATTGTTTCTTCTTTATCCAATCTTGATTCTATTTTTCGTATAATAGAATTTACTGTTTTCTTCCCTATCCAATATTCACCATTAAATTCTTCTACTTTCCCACTAGCAAAAATCTTTTTATAAACATAATTCAATTCATGGCGCAGTTCCCAATAATCACCTTCGATAGATTCAAGTTTTTTCCATCTTTCTTTTTCCCAGTCTGATTGCTTAAAGTCTTTCATCCCACACCTCCAGTATCTTCAATAATTCTATTACTGCTATTTCAAGTTGCTTTTTAGTTATCAACTGCTTTTTAAGATTAGCATTTTCTTCTTTAAGCTTTTTAATTGTTTCCATATCTCCAAGAGTACTCCAATCATATACAATCCCCTTAGTTAATATTATCCTATTCATCTTTTATCTCCTTTTTTATTATCTTTGTGTTTTGTTAGCTCCTCTATTTTTTTATTTAACATTTTCCCTCACCTTTTTGTATAATTTCAAGTTCTTTTATTTTTTCGGCCAACTCAATACTAAAATTTCCTATTTTCTCTATAGCTGGTGATAATAGATAATCATAATCATTTCCTGCACCAGCAAGATAGCCTCTAAGCCAGCATAATATATCTGATATACTGTTATTAACATCCTCATCAATTTTTATTGTTATTGTTCTTTTAATCATTTTTTTCTCCTTTAATATTATATTTTCCTAAATATTCCAATATCTTAATATAATCTTTCCCAAAGACCTCCTTTCTCTTTTTCAGCAAATACTCATAATCATCTAGCCTGTATTGTTGCACCCAGAGTTGAAACCAGCGGGGGTTTCTATGCGCAGAGTTATCATTTATTGTATGGTGCAAATGACACAGCAAGCAACCGTTCCTGACGTTCCATCTTACCGTAAGATTGCTTCTGCCAATTATATGGTGGGGCTGGTCTGCTAAAATCCCGCATATTTCACACCTGCCATTATTCTTCTGCCTGATTATCTCACTCCACAATTTATCTGCCTTTTTCTTTAGCGCCTTTTTGTTCCTCATATTTTATATATTCCCAGTTCCCTATTCTCTTATTATACTTAGAAATTGATTTATCGTATAATTGACTCAATTTTACATATTCTTTCCATAACCACTGATATTCACTTCTTGATTCTTTATATTTTATTTCCCAATCTTCAACATTTTTCTTTTTCATCTTTGCCCCTCCTTTGTTGCCTCTCTAAACAAAGAGCGTTCCCCATCAAAATAAAAATTCATCTTACGATTTGCCACACCCCATCTATTTTTTGCAATAAGAAGTTCCGCAAAATGTTCGAAAGCCAACTTATCTATACCATGTTTTGTTACATCATATTTTTCAAACAGCACCTTCCTCGTTATAAATAGAATTAAATCAGCATCATATTCAATATTCCCAGATTCTTTCAAGTCTGATATAATAGGCGTTTCATCTTTTCTTTCCTCGTGCCTTTTGAGTGAAGATACTACAACAAATGGAATATTATATTTTGTGGATAGTTTTTTCAGTTCCCTTGATATATTTGACACATCCTCATATCTTGATTTTTTCTGCACCACTGGATTCATCAACTGGAGATAATCCACTATCACAATATCAAACCCGCCTTGTTCTTTTATTGTGTTCTCAATAGTGGCTGTAGTAGTGATTGTGCTTTCCCCGATTCTGAACCATTTATAATTTGCCATAACACCTAAAGCATCTGTTATTATTTTCCAGTTTGCGTCAGTAAAATTTTTCTTAGTCATCATTAGAAGCGATGTCGATATACCTGTTATAACAGATAACATTTTCATCTGGAGCATCACATTACTCATTTCAAGATTTACATGCAATACTCTTTTACCTCTCTTACAGAGATGATTTATAACATTGAGTAGCCACGTTGTTTTACCTACGCTGGGATTACCGCCAAGAATTGTAAATGTACCATTAGAAAACCCCCTTATTCTATAATCAAGTGCAGAATAACCTGAGGGAAGTCCAAAATAATTTTCTCTTTGAAGCTCTTCAAGGAGTTCAGTATTTATACGCATATTTTGCTTTTCAATATTTTCATGAACTTTTATGGTAAACTTTGTAAATTCATTAGTAAGCCAGTTTGTAATTTCAACACTACTTTTGTCCTCTTTAACTTTTACCATTGTTTTTGACGCAAGACACTGAAGTTTCCTCTGGCGAGTAATTTTCTGAAGCCTCTCAATATAAACAGAAAGCTCAAAATTAAATAAGGGGTCAACAAACATTACTTGCTTAAATTCTTCTGCTCTTCTGATATTATCAGGAAGTAGATCATAATCAAGACTGCTGCCCAGTTCCATAAAACTTTTATAAACTTTTTTATTCCCTTCATTATAAAAATCATCTACAATTAAAATATCTAAATTAAAAGTATCCTTTTTATTAAGTAAGATAGTTTTAAGTATTTTCTTTTCAAGGTCATCATCATTTACTGGCATTTCTGTAAGTTTATTTGTTTTAATCATAAAGTTCATATCCAACCCCTCTTGAATCTTCAACTTTTATTTTATCGTAATTAATCCATATCTTCCCATCAGACAAAAATGCAGGTACTCCGTTAGATTGCTTAAGAAAATTATCAAGTCTCCATTTAGCACCATAATAGAATGAAGTATCTTTAAAAACTTTAGCGTAATTATCTATCGCTAATAATATATTCTCCTTTTTGTATTTTTTTAATGCTATTTTTATTTGTTTTAAGATGAAGTTTGTTTGTTGGTGAATTACTATTTCTTTATTATTCCAATATTCCAATATATATATTTCTTTTATATCTTTAGTATCTTTAGTATCTTTAAGTATCTTAAGTATCTTATTAGCTTTATCATTTTTAATAAGGCTCTTATCATTTTTGATAAGGCTCTTATCATTTTTGATAAGGCTCTTGTCATTTTTGATAAGTCCAGCTTTATCATTTTTAATAAGGCTCTTATGTACAAACTTTTTTGAATTATTAATTGAAATGATTAATCCATAAGGTGCTTTTATCATATTAATATACCCAGTTTTTTTTAATTTTTGCAAATGTCTATAAACAGATTGATAAGTCCGTTTTAAATCGATACAAATATCATCAACTTTTATGGGAGCTCCGCCTAAGACATATCCAACACCATCTGTTTCTTTAGTAACTTTATTAACTAGCCATACAAATTCCCATAGTGCATTTTCAATCTTTGCTGTATGCCCGTCTGCTAAAAGCCCGCTCCATATTTTTATTGGATAACTATTAGCCATTATTTCCCTTAATATTAAATACTTTTATAGAATATTTTTTTGCTAATTCTATATTACTATTTTTCTAATACAATATTTTTCAGCTTCTGTTATTGGTATTAAGAAACCCTTAGATGTAGTTTTTATTCTCTGCTCATATCTACATTCAAGCTTTTTTAGATATTTTGTTGAAAATATATAAACGATCTTCTCGTCTCCAATTACAAAAAGCCATGAATTATCTTTCCTATAAATTCCAGATGGAATATATTTTTCATTATCTGGATGAGATTTTTCAGCTAAAACAGGCTTCGAGTAGTGGGCTTGTTGTCCATAAAAATAAAACTGCATTATCTTCCGCAATATCTCTTACGGGTAAATTGCATAATTCCTCTATAGTCATTGAAGTGTAATGATCTTCAGCCCCCGTTGTCCTACCATCACGTTTATCACCATAGCACCAGGGTGGATCGGCATACAATATTCTGTACTTACCTTCAGGAGGCTCTATTTCTTTTGCCTGCTCTACAATTTCTTGCCTTCTGTGTTCCTTAATGGTTGATACTAGCGTAACTCCCTTTTTAACTTTTTCTATTTCCTCATTAGTTAAATTCGCCACCTTCTGTGCAAGGCTTGATACTTTCTTATCTATTCCTAAGTCTGATAGTGTCGGGCTATCATTCGACGAAGGTACTTTTTTGTTACCCTCGTTAAATCTCACTGCCGCCCTCGGTGTCTCTTTAAGCATATTACCTAATTGTCTTAATGCCTCAACTTTAATGTCTGTTGCATAAGATATTGTTTCATCACCAAGTTTTTGCCGTTTAGCATATATTTCAGCAGCAGTAGCCATATCCAAAATAACTTTAGTTTCTTGGATTGTTTTTGCTTCTATTAATGCCGTACGTGCTGAATCAAGTTTTAATATAACTAAATCATTCATTTTAAATTTTCCTTTATTTTTTTAGGTTCATCAAATCTTGCGGATTTACATTTAGGACAAATACGAACATTGTCAGGGTCTCTTGGTTGCCAAATATGTCCGCACCGTTCACATTTAATTTTTACAACTTGTTCTTTAAATTTCATATTACTTCTTTAGTCTACCATTAAAGTTACTATATGTCAATTAAATTTATTATTTAATTAGATATCTTCTGTTTTAATTTCATTTTTAACCTCCAATAATATTTTTACTTGTTTGCCTTGATATTTTTCTTTATTAAATATATCGAACACTGTAAATGTTTCATTTGTATTATCCTTAATACAAAGCTCATCAATGCCATCAATAAAATCCAATACACCCTCAGCCAATACTTCTACTGTTGGATAATCCATCAAAAACATGTCCACCTGCTGGTCAAAAGTCATGGTAGAAGCTAATGGTCCGTAATGCCTATACCATTCTTTTAACTTTTTTTCATCTATAATATAATCCATTATT